ACGGTAAATAATTTACTAAAAAAGCTACTCTTCTAGTTGATTTATTTCTTACAAAGAATAACTAATAGAGAATATAGGAAAGAGAGAAGGGACGGCAGACAGACTTTAAAACCAGACACTATAAACTTTCTGTTGATTTCTACAATTTCCGAGTCATACTATCTTTATGAGTTATCAGAGTACTAAACTAATCGAACTTGGATCATGTGCATTTAGACAATTTGGAGCTACACACAGTCATTGTCACTTACTTCACGGTTATCAATTAAAAGCTAAATTTTATTTTTCAGCATCTTCATTAGATTCAAACAACTGGATTGTTGATTTCGGTGGGCTTAAACAACTCAAACAAATTTTAAATGATCAATTCGATCACACTCTCTGTATCGCTGAAAATGATCCATTACTCGAAGTCTTTCAACATCTTCACAATTTAGGCGGATGTAATCTTAAGGTTATGTCGGGTGTTGGTATTGAGAAGACAGCAGAATGGTGTTTTAACGCAGCTACACAATTCCTTAAAGATACATATGGTGATCGTTGCTGGGTTGAAAAAGTAGAAGTGTATGAGCATGAAAATAATTCAGCTATTTTTTCAAAGTCAAATTTAATATCTACACCAGTTATTGAAGCGGTACCAACTATTCAATCAAGTGCAGCGCTTGAAGAGGTTCCTTCAACACCTACTGAACCTGTGACACCTGCGCCGGTAGCACCAGCTCCTGACAATCAACCTGTAAATGTAGGCAATAGTAAAGTCACAACAGGATATTCAGGTTTATTTGACGGTATTAGTTGGGGTAGTAGGTGAACTCAGAACAGTTACAGCAGTTATATGGTGGTGAAATAACCGATCATATTAAAATACAAAATCAATTAGCTCCTGATTTGTTTAAGGTTGTTGATAGTGGAGAGCAATTAACCAATATTTACAATAATCAGGTGAAATCAAAGGGAGCTGTTAATGTAACAAATTCTTTAATAGCATTTAATCCTAAGCATCTAATCGATAGACCTTCTGAGGATCCTATTTCCTCAGCCTTTAAAGATACTTTAAATAAAGTAGCAGCTGAGATAGGATTAACAGATGCTGATGGTGTTCGATATAGCCCTGAATATAATCCTCTGCTCAAGGATCAGTCAAAAACCGATATTGATCAAGCTAATGATGCTGTACTTAAAGCTTTAGAGGAACTTAAGTCTTTAGGTGAAATCTAGAGTCTGATGGGCTGTATTCTTTTGTATTTGTTACAGGCATAATACCCTTGAATACATGAGTAACATAACGGCATAGTTCAGATCTTACTATATGATCTTCTGTTAATTCAACGCAATGCACACCATGCAACTTAGCGTCTTCATTATCGAACGCTTTATACACAGTATTAAACCCTGATTTACCATACGGAAGATCTGACTGATCAGGATCACCGCAAATAATCATCTTACTAAACTCACCCATACGGGTAAAAAGCGTTTGAAGCTCACGAATTGTCAAATTCTGACTCTCATCGCAGCATACAAACTTTACTGCAAAGTGTAAGCCACGTGCGAAGTTAATAGGGCAAATTGTAATACGATTATCCTTATGTAAACGATGAATTTGAGGTTCAATAATAAGTTCAGAGAACTTTTCATTAAAAGGAGTCATATACACATTAACCTTTTCGTTAATATCACCCGGTAAATAACCAAGCTTAGAATCTGAACTCTCTACAGCAGATCTTACAAGAACGATATCTGATACTTTCTTCATATTAAGAAGCTGTAAACCTAGATACATTGAAAGAATTGTCTTTGATGTACCTGCCGGGCCCTTTAGAATCATTAATTTTGTATTCTTATCAAGAAAAAGATTTATTATCTCCTTTTGCTTGTCTGTCCAAGGAAGCTCTCGAACATTGAGAGAAAAATCAATTTTATCTCTCTGGGCTACGTATGGTTAATTATCTTTGATCTCCGGATTAGCGTTGATCTTAGATGTTACAACGGCTGCGGCTTTCGCCGTGCGTTTTTGTTTTTTCATCTAATAATATTTAATCGTTTTTGATCTTGATTAACAGGAACAATAATTTATTATCTATATATGATCGATATTAATACCGAAACTCTTTTTTTGTCCGACGATAAAGTCTTTTATACTATTGAAGGTGAAGGTGAATATGTAGGTGTACCTTCTGTGTTTATGAGAGTGGCAATGTGTAACCTTACCTGCCGTGGATTTGCGTCAGAAGATTCACCATATGGCTGTGATTCGTACGTTTCCTGGTCAGTTAAAAACAAAATGACATTTGCTGAAATCTTCCAATTACTTGAAGATAATAAATATATTGATCATCTCAATAATAGAGCTATTTTAAAACTAACAGGCGGAGAGCCAATTATTCAGGAGAAGCAGCTTCTTAAATTTATTGAAGCTTTTGTAGATAAGTATGGTTTCATTCCACGTATTGATTTTGAAACAAATGCAACTCTTATTCCTTCTGAGCGATGGAGGTTAGAATTTGGAGCTACCTTTACCACATCGCCTAAGCTTATCTCTAATGGCGATCCAGAGGAGAAGACATATAAGCCCGAAGTTCTTAAATGGCATAGAGAACAAAACTCTGGATTTAAATTCGTCATTAATAAATCTGAAGATATTGATGAGATATGGAAAAAATATATTAACGATGAACATGATATTAATGTACCATTGAAGCGTATTTGGTTTATGCCATGCTGCGGCTCAAGAGAAGAGCACGTAGCTAACGCTCCTGCTGTAGCGGAATATGCTAAAGCATTGCATGTCAACTTTAGTCCTCGTCTTCAATTATTGATTTGGAATAAGGCTCTCAAGGTTTGATAAATTGACGCGAGATGTTAAATATCTAACATGAGAATTGCTATTTCTGGGTCTGCCTGTCAAGGTAAAAGTACGCTAATTGACGATATTATTAAAAAGTGGCCAATGTATAAACGGTCAGAGGAATCATATCGTAAGTTAATAAAGGAAGAAAGTTTACCGCTTAACGATAAAGTCACACAAGAAGGTCAATGGAAAATTCTTAACTGCCTTATTGATGATATTCAAAAAACATCAAAAGATGATTGTGTTCTATTTGATCGATGTCCGTTAGATAATCTTGTTTATTCACTTTGGTCTAATAGTAAAGGAGAGTCAGATATCGACGATGATTTTATTAAAAAGTGCATTCCTCTCGTACAAGAAACGATGCACGCTTTAGATATTATTCTTTTTACTCCAATCACTAAATTTTCACCAATACCGACTGAAGTACGTGAATCTCGCAATATCGATGAGAATTATATTAAGGAAATTGATAATATCTTTAAAGCAATTTCATATCAATATACGAAGACTGGCGCATCGCCGTTTTTTCCATCTGAAGATCGACCCCCGATTATCGAAGTATTTGGTGATAGAGAGCAGCGTATAGCTATGATTGAGCTTTATCTCGACGAAAGTGGTGATATTATTACTGATGAGAAAAGCGTATTAAGTAATGAAAATATTGATCTTGTCGAAAAACTACTTCGTGACCAGAAGGATGTACAAAGAGCTGAAGTTCAAGAAGAAGAATTTAGAACAAATATTATACGTTCTAAGATTTTACCAGAGTAATTAATACGTCTTAAGACAACGTACGCCATATGTTACACTTATAGGCATAATGCCGCCAGCGTTTAATGTTACTGTAGATGCTCCATTAGACGGATTAGTTACACTCCGTATATAGGGCACACAAGTAAGTGGTTGCGAGAGTGCTGAACCATTACCGGGTGTAATAATAAAATCAGTAACCTTTAGTGTTGTTATTTGTGAGGGTATACCTGTTATTGAACCGGTGTTTTCCTTTGAACTATTATATGCAGATATTGTAATAGGATCTAATACATAATCAAAGATATTTTTGTTAGCTTGAGCAGATACAGCTGTAAGTTGTGTAAAAAGACTTAGATATATTGGATTTTGCTTGTAGTCAACACTTGTCGGTACTGCGCTTGTTATCAATCCATTCTGAATTGTAAAACTATCGTAATAATCTCTAGTAGAAGTATTTAGAGGGGTGGTAATACCGAGCTTTCCATTAGATGTACAATACTGTGATGAAGATATACTTACAAATCTTGTATTAGTAAACTGCGCACTATTACCCGTAAGTGAACCAACAACTGTAGCATTACCATTGATATCTGTTTTTATAACATTAAGCGCACTAAATGAAATAATCTGTGTGCCGTTATTTGTTTGTAAAATAAAATAATCAGAGTTTGCTGCAAGCTGCGCTTTTGGAAGATTAGTTATATTTACAGGAGTACTATTTGTTAGATTTGTTGCCATCGTTAATATTTAGTATACAATATGCGAAATAAAACTATGTCTGAAAAAATAGGAGTTGGAATAATTACATGCAATAGGCCAGCATATTTAAAAGGATTACTTGATTCATTTCCACAGGAATGTGATATTGATGAATTAGTTATCGTAAATGATGGTAATCCTTTGAGTAAAGACTTTCCTTATGTTAGTGAGGATTACGATTTTAGTCATGTAGCCTGGATTCAAAATAAAGTAAATCTCGGTGTTGGTAAATCTAAAAATAGAGCGCTAAAATACCTTTATGATAAAGGTTGTGATTATATCTTCTTATTTGAAGATGATATGATTATATTGGATCCTACCGTTTTTAAGCAATATATCAATGCATGTCATGTTAGTGGTATCCAGCATTTTAACTACGGACCAGGGTCACCTTTTAATCGCAAGCAAACTATTCAGAATTTTGATTTACATAATCGACATCTTCTTAGTCAAGATACTGAGCCAAACCCTAAAATGCTTCTCGAGTATAAAACGTGTAAGATTGCGCTTTATGAACACACTGTTGCTATGTTTTCCTTTTTTACGAGAGAAATAATCGAAAAAGTCGGTTATATTGATGAGCAATTTTATAATGCTTGGGAACACGTAGATCATACATATTGTATTATTAAAGCCGGTTATCATCCACCTTTCTGGTGGTTTGCTGATTTGGCTAATAGTCATGAATTATTAACTGAAGCACCAGGAGCTATTGATAATTCGTCCATTGCAAATAAATCTGATCAGTGGGAGAAGAATGTTTATAGTGGTAGGGAGTTATATCTTAAAAAACACGGACACTATCCTAACCAACCCCCATATATTAGTAAAGAACAAGTAATTGAAACCGTAAAAAAAATTAAAAATGATTATAGCAGAAAATGAATTAAACAGTCAAAATTTTCAAGAATTTGAAAGCTTGCTCATCGAGTACCAAAAGCTCGATGCAAGTAAGGTGATTGAGATAGGATCACTCTACGGCTGGGCTTTGCAACATTTTATACATTATAGCCAAGAGGGATCCACGGTATTAGCTATTGATTTACCGGTTCGAAATTTTGTTGGGCCATCCGATTGGAGAGTTGAAAAACAGGAAAGAAATTATAAAGAAGTTTGGCCACAATGGGCTAAAGCAAATAAAACTAAATTATTTTTAATACCTGATATATCACAAAAACAAAAAACTCTCGAAAAAACAAAAGAAATTTTTAACAACAAAGAAATTGACTTTCTTTTTATAGATGGTGATCATACTTATAATGGCGTCAAACAAGACTATGAAATGTATGGCCCTCTTGTTCGTAAAGGTGGTATTATTGCTTTTCACGATATAGGTTTAAACGAAGAAGGAGGTGTATATAACCTCTGGAACGAAATTAAAGTTACAAAAAAAGAATACAAGGAATTTTTATTTGAACAAAATAATGAAAAAGGCATAGGCCTATTATATGTATAATATTTTATGAGTAAACAAACACCAAAAATTGCTATATTAGTACCATCAAGAGAAAGAATGAATAAGAGATTAACCCTTATTTCATCTATTATTACTTCTGTAAAAGATATAAACAATGTTACACTCTACCTAGGTGTCGATGAAGATGATCCTACAATGAATTTAGCAGATAAACTTGCAGCCGCTATACCATTTGTTAAAATTGTAAAGATACAAAACGAGGGTAAGTTTATCGGTCTTGGTAAGATGTGGAATATTCTTGCTAATAATTCTACTGAAGATATTATATCAATGATTGGAGATGATATGGTGTTTAAGTCGCAAAACTGGGATGAGGAAATTATTAAGGAGTTTATCGATTGCCCGGAAGATAATATTAAAGCTATACACTGTAATGATGAGTGGCATAAATCAAAACTAGCTGTTAATATATTTTGTCATAGAAAATATGCTGAAGTTATGGGTGGCTTTATGCGTGAAGAATTTAAAATTAATTGGGTCGATCAGTGGCTTCATCAATTATTCAGCGCATTCGGTAGATTGACGTATCGAGATGATATTATTATTGAACACCGTCACTGGTCCATTGGTAAAGGTAATAAAGATGGTACGGTTGATCGTATGTATATTGCAGATGGACCGGATAAGATTAGTGATAAGCTCTGGTATGAATTAACAGATGAACGCATAAGCGATGTAAAAAAGCTTGCAAAATACCTCAATCAAGAACCCGATTGGACAAAAGTTGACACTGTCAAAATAGATTTATGATCGTACAAATTACATTAACAAAAAACGAATCGTTTTTACTTAAAGAAATGTTACCTATCTGGCAGCGGTTTGCAGATGGGTTTGTGTTTCTAAATAACGACTCTACCGATGATACATTAGAGTTTTTGCAAGCTAATAAAGAAAAATACAATATATTAGAAATACTCTCACCGAACGCAAATATAAGGCCTGAAGAATATGAAACAAATGTTCGACAAAAATTATTTGATGCTGCGCGTAAATACACCGATAAAATTATCTGTATGGATTCAGATGAATATCTCGATGGCACTTGCACAAAAGAACAGCTCGAAAAAGTGCTTGATAAAAATCCCGATACCACACTAATGCTTAAATGGATACAATATACCAGTAAGAATCAGAGACGTGTTGATTCTCACTGGAGAGAGGTTTTTCATGATAGAGTAGGATCTTACAAAGAAGATGCAAAATTTGGAACTGCTTTTAGTCATTCCGGTCACGTTCCATCGGCATCGAGAGCTGTACGAGTAGATCCTGAACAACTATTTATTGCTCATTTACAGTGGTTGGATAAAAGATGGGTTGGTATTAAACAATATTTTTGGAAAGTATGGGATTATGTAAATAATCTCGAACACGGTGTACATATAATAAATCGCAGCGATTACGATGTATCAGTTAATAACTTTGCATGGGAATATGAAGATTTTAATGTACCGTTAAAAATAAGAGAAGATATATACGCAATACAAAGCGTAAAAGATAATTATAAGTTACAATATATAGTTGAACAGACAAAAAAATATAATATAGCAAACCTCAATGATTGGGGGATGGGTATACACGATTTTGCAATTAAGCAATAACGATTTTAACATAATAAATACATAAGAAAGATATAATAAAGAAATATGTTTGTAATACCGTGTAAATATAGCGCAGAAGCTCGTTTTGTATTTGACGTCGTTTCAGATATTAAAAAATATCATCCAGGCGAAAAAATTGTCGTCGTAGATAGTGCATCGCAGGATAAAACATATTTAACGTTATTAGAAAAAGAAGGTGTAATCGTAGAAGATATAGATAATATAAATTGGTGTGTCGGAGCTTATTGGCATGTGTATAAAAAATATCCTAACGAAGCTTTTTATTTTTTTATGCACGATTCAATGAGAATTAAAGATTCATTGAATGATATTAAAGATAAAGAATTAACAATTATTTACTATTTTAATAGAAGGGTATGTAATTCATTTAACCAGTGGTCCTCGATAATAGAAGAGCAAACAACATTTAAATATAATGGTGATGGATTGGGGTGCTATGGACCTGTATTTTTTTGTAAAAACCAGGTAATGCAATCTCTTCTCAATGCTGGTGTAGATAAATTACTACCAACAAATAAACAAGAAATTGGTTTTGCAGAAGGTGCATATGGATTTTTCTTTGAACAGTTAGGTTTTGATTTAACTAAATGCTCATTATATGGCGATGTATTAGAAGATGAAAGTCCTGCAGGTAGATCGGGATCATATCCACATAAGACATCATGGCAGCATCCGGTTGAAAAATTTTATGGTCATCATTTTACATCGGATAGATTGTGAATAACGTATTATTTTTTCATGTTGCAACTATTGGAAACTATCAACAAATCGTTGATAGAGTCTTTTCTTTGTTAGAAGTTAGCGGATTATATACTGACTTGCATAGAATTTTTGTTAATATTGCCGGAGATAAAGATGTGCGTATAGACTTAAAGGATAAAAAAATAAAGCTTTTTCCAAAAAGATCATCTTTAGATAATTTTGAATTTTCTACGCTATGTTATTTGAGACAATATGCTTTTATGAAAGAAGCAAACCTTTTATATATACACACAAAAGGTTGTAGCACTCCTTCAAATCCTTGTATAGATGAATGGAGAGAATACATGTTATATTTCAACATAATTCAATACAAAAAAGCTTTAAAATTTTTATCAAATAACGCAGCTGTTGGAGTAGATCTTGTTGATGAGCCAACAAAGCATTTTTCTGGTAATTTTTGGTGGTCAAAGTCTTCTCATATAAGGGCTCTGTCTAGTATAGAAGATCAACCATTAATAATAAGTGATAGACATAAATGTGAATTCTGGATTTGCAGTCGTAAAGACAGTAAATATGCATCAATGCACGATAGTGGTATTAATGTGTATAGTAGACATTTAATTAGATACCCAAAAAGTAATTATGAAAACAACAATTAATTTTATACCACATTCACGACCACAATATGCGCAATCATTTTATAATGAAATAACATCAATTAGCGATAATGTAAAACGAAATATTAATATTAATCTTTTAATATCCGACTCTAATAGTAGAAATTGGAAGTCAGATAAAGATTTTTTATCAAAGCACGGTATTGAAACAAACGTATTCTTGGTTCAAGGAGGTGATTATATCACAAAAATAAAAACAGCCTTTAATAATAGCGGTGAATATATAGTAAAGCTTGATGAAGATATCTTTTTATCGTCAAAGTTGTGGGAATTTTTCTTAACTAATTTAATAGTACTAGAAGATAGAAAAAACTTATTCCTCTCACCTTTACTCTCCACGGGTATACCTAGTGTTGATTATTTTGCAGAACAATTTTTAACTGCAGATGAAAGACAAGAATTAAATACAATTTATTTACAAACTCCACTACCCAATATATGGGGCGCTGATTACAGCTCTCTTGAGCAACACACAATAAAATCAACCGCATGGAACCATAATGAATTCTATAACGCAGTATCAAAAATTAATCATTTTTACAAAGGTGTTCACCCTGTAAGGTTTTCACCTAAAGCTCAAAGATTTATACAGAAATGCGTTATTAAAAGATTTGATAAAATTATAGAAGCGGATAACTTTACACTTCATATAGACAAAAAACCTTATCTTTGTAATAGTATATTTGGTATAAAAAAAGATACATGGGGGGAGATTATTAACAATAAGTCGCTTTACCGAGACCCATTTGATGAAGTACCGTTCAATCTTTACATGCAGCAGAACGATCTCAACATGGTATTTATTAATAATGGATTTGGAATACATCCATCATATAATACTGTTAACATGTTTGGAGATAACTATCAACACATCTCTGATGAGTTTTTTAATAATGAATACTTTAAACGATAAATGGACTTTTGGTATTACTAGCTTTGATATAACACTGAGCGATCTTACTGGCTTAGATATAGTAAAGAACGAAAGATTACACGCATGTATACAGAGCATTAAGAGTCTCAATATTTTAAATGAAAATTATGAAATTATTGTTATTGGTGGTAATACACTTGGTAAAGATGTGACAATAGACGGTGTGCAGTATATTCATTTTGATGAAAGTATTAAACCAGCCTGGATTACAAAAAAGAAAAACCTTCTCATCGAAAGAGCACAATTTGAAAATATAATATTAATACACGATTATGTGTCCTTCGATGAAAATTGGTATAATGGATTCATATCCTTTACTACAGATTGGGATGTTTGTATGTGTAAAATACGTAATAAAGATAACACTAGATGGAGAGATTGGTTACTTTGGTGGTGCGATAAAACGCCATACCGCATAGAAGAAAACGGCACACTACTTGCGCCAAATCGTGTTATGTATGATGATACTAATTATATTAATAATGGTCAGATGTATATTAGTGGTACTGTTATTATTGGTAAAAAAACATATCTACAGCAAAACAAGCTCAATGAAGATCTCTGCTGGGGCCAGGGTGAGGATTGTGAATGGTCGGGTCGATGCAACAAGACATGGAATTATAAAATGAATACAGGATCCACGTTGCGTTTATTAAAACAGCATCAAACAGCAATTGACGTATGATTAAGCACATTATATTTGATCTTGATGGAGTACTAATTGATGCACGTGATATACATTATCACGCGCTAAATAAGGCACTTCAAAACGTTGATATTAATTTTGTTATCTCTAAAGAAGAGCATCTTCAAATATACGATGGCCTTCCAACAAGTAAGAAACTCAAATTAATCACCGAAAAAAAAGGCCTACAATCATCTTTATATGACAAGATATGGCAAGATAAACAAATATATACGATGGATTATATCTTGTCAAGTACTACTACTGATCAGAGAATCATAGATATACTACAACTCCTTAAAACCGACGGGTACACTCTTAGTGTTGCATCAAATTCAATACGCGAAACTGTTAAAGCTGTTCTCCAGAAGAAAGGGTTTTTCGATTATATGGATTTTTTCTTTTCGAACGAAGATGTTAAAAAATCAAAACCAAGTTCAGAAATTTTCCTTAAGAGTATGATTGAAGCAGGTGTCGATCCTATTGAATGTCTTATTGTAGAAGATTCAAATATAGGCAAGCAAGCAGCTCGTAGTTCAGGAGCTCATCTCTGCTCCGTACTCTGTACAAGTGATGTGACATACGAAAAAATAAAAAATACAATAAACATGATTAACAATACTAAACAAAACACAAAATGGCAGGGTAGTGACATTAATATTCTTATACCCATGGCAGGAGCGGGTACAAGATTTGAAAAAGCTGGATACACGTTTCCAAAGCCCCTTATTGATGTTAAAGATAAACCCATGATTCAAGTCGTTGTCGATAATTTAAATATTGACGGACAATATATCTTTATTACTCAAAGCTCGCATTATGATAAGTATAATCTTAAAGATACACTTAATTTAATTTCACCTAATTGCAAAATTATAAAAACAAGTGGGCTCACAGAAGGCGCCGCGTGTACAACATTATTAGCAAAAGAATATATTGATAATAATAAACCGTTACTACTTGCAAATTCAGATCAATACGTTGATTGGGATAGTAACGATTTTATGTGGTCGATGATGGCGGATGATGTAGATGGTGGTATCCTCGTATTTGAATCCACACATCCAAGATGGAGCTTTGTTAAGCTTGACGAAAATAATAACGTTGCTGAAGTTGCTGAAAAAAAACCAATTAGTAATCTTGCAACTGTTGGCATATACTTTTGGAAAAAAGGGTCAGATTACGTAAAATATGCTGAGCAAATGATTAACAAGAATATTAGAGTCAATAATGAATTTTATGTATGTCCTGTTTTTAATGAGGCAATACAGGATGGCAAGAAAATGAAAGTATTTAAAATTGAAACTAAAGATATGTGGGGCATTGGTACACCTGAGGATCTCAATCACTTTCTTGAAAACCATATATGATTTTAATATCACATAGAGGCAACCTCACCGGACCTGATATAGAGCGTGAAAATCAACCACGTCATATACATGAATGTTTAAATAAAGGTTTAAATGTTGAAATAGATGTCTGGTATAAGGACGGTTTATTCTTTCTCGGTCACGATACACCTCAATATGAGGTGTCTTCTTGTTTTTTAAAAAATCAAAAACTTTGGTGTCATGCCAAAAACCTTGATGCGTTGTATAAAATGGCTGATAGTGGTAGCATACATTATTTTTGGCATCAGAAAGACGACTTTACGCTTACTTCACAAAACATTATATGGACGTACCCTGGAAACCCTGTGACGCTAAAGTCTGTAATTGTAACTGATAGTAAAATAATAGATGCCTGTTATGGCGTTTGTACAGATTACCCGCTAGAGGCTTAATTTGTCAAATATAGCTAAAATAGATAATTGATTTTTGTGGGTAATATATTATTATATTGATATGATTATTAACGTACCACTATACGACGGCGATCTTATTCACTCACGCTTTGCTTATAAGCATTTTCGCGATAAGACACTACCTATTGGTAATATTGTAGCTTTTAGAGCGCCTATGAAGGTAGAAGCTGAAGGTATGATTGATAATGAGGATATTCTTAACGCTGATTATATCTATAGTGATGACGCGATTAATTTTTGCTGGGAAATTCCAAACCTCGATTCGTTCGGTGCAGTAGCGTTTCAACGTTTATTAAATACGCAGATTGCAAATATTTTGAGCGCGAAGTACCTTAAATCACCTATTGAAGTTGATGGTGACGATCTAATTGTACATAGAGAGCATAACCAGGGTGGAGTAACACAGATGAAGGGTAAGTGTAGTGTTAGTATTACCTATTCGAAGAATAATGTAGCTCTCGGCCATACAGGTATTAATATTACTGCAGGAAAGAAGGCTCCAGCGTTTGCTTATTCAACTAACCTCTCTGAGGAACAAGCCACCAGCTTTATGAATGATGTTATTCATTTGTTTTATGCAATGTGTGACGATATCTTTATTGCTACAACAAAAGTTATTTCTTAATGACGATATTTGATTTTATATCAAGTGTACTCTTTACTAAGAAAAAAACTTGTTTAAATTCGGTTGACGAAGAGGGTGAATTCTCACCGTATATGCTTAATAGATGGTGTAGTATGTACTCAACTTCAACCGCAGTGTTTAGTAATATATTAAACAAATACCTTGGTGTTTTTGAAAATAAAAAGGATTTGTACAATTTATTTGTCGCTGTAATGCCGAAAGTTTCGTCACGACGTATTATGTACATAAAAAAGATTAAGGAAGAAAAGAAAGAAGAGAATTCTGATATTGATATGGTCGCGAGTAATCTAGAACTCTCTAAAAGAGAGATAAATCAATACATTGCATTTAAGCAAACTCTAATTAATTAAACGTATATGGTTGCTGATATTGATATGCTTGGTCCTCTACCGAAAAGTCTTATTGACTTTTCCTCACTACCAAAGAATTCTTTTAATTCTGTATTTTATGGCTATAACTTAAAACAGGTTCTAGATGATATTCTTCTTTGCACTTTTGTCGATGAGACGGAAGATGGTTCAAGTATTATTCGCAATGGTCTACATGTACCCGTTAATACTGATACTAAGGCATGGCGAATTGGCGAGGTTATCCTTGCTGGCCCGAACGTAAAATACGCCAAGGTAGGTGATTATGTTTGTTTTCCAAATAACCTCGGTGTACCAGTAGCGAATATTGATATTGACGATTACGGTACTCTTAAAAAGGGAATTTTCTTAAATGAGCAACGCATATTTGGTATTTGCTCTCTACGAGGTAATGATAATGAAAGCGTCGCTGCCAACCTTAAAAAGTCTACTCCTAAGCAACGTCGTCGAAATTAAGTTTAACCGACGCAGAATTAAGCCTGGGTCTGCCCCGACACGGAGGATGCTTTGTACTAACTCCCTCTCTTTACTTAATAGTACCGAAGGAAGACTCGCGCTAAATTATCGACGCGCGATTAATATGCCAAAATTTGATCCGAATGCAAGAGATCTTATTATTACGTGGGATATTATTATGCAAGATTACCGCTGTATTAATATGATAGCGTGTGATCTCATTCAAGTAATACCTGCCAACCAATCTTTCTGGAAGTTCTTTAACGAGAAGCTTGCTGGACTATCAGCTCCTCAGAAGATAAGTTTCATGAACACCTAATGACATCCGTTGAAGACATAGAACAAATGATAAAGCCGTTTTTGCTTACTACAGTAGCATTTTCAATAGACGGTAAAAATATCAAGCAAGGTAAGTTGCAGTTGTTTTGTATAAAAGATTTTTTCTGCGTCTTTACGTTGTTGGGTATAGATAAGAGCGAGAAAAAAACAATTTACGAATTACCATATCCATTCTCCATTAAGCGAAATAAAAGTGCTCTTGAGTTTGATTATACCATTGATTCGTTTTGTTTATCAAACGCTGCAATAAGAGAACAAACATCTCGAATTAGAACAACAAAAACTTCGAAGTTTTTTAATAAAAGAGTAGTTGTTACTTTTGTTTAAGAGGCTATACTTGATACGTGGAGCCATCTTATATATCACAATTTCCCTCAAACTATACACCGACACAGCAGCAGATTAATCTTATTAATAAGATCGAGCAGGCGTTTACAAGTGGTAGGAAGTTTGTCGTTTGTTATGCACCTACTGGCTCTGGTAAGAGTTTTATCTCTCGAACTCTTGCGGGTATATGTAAGCAACACAGTAGTGAGTTTGGAAATCTAATTCGTAGCTACGACGCTTATAAGGTAGACTTTGAGGGTAATTATAGCTATGAACAGGAGTGTAAGAATGAACCTGCTTTCGGTACTTTTGCACTCACAATTACTAAATCACTGCAAGATCAATATCAGGGGTTATTTGAAGATGCGAGCGCTCTCAAGGGTAAGACAAATTATATTTGTGATATAGATGAGAATTACGATGTCGAGCTAGCACCGTGTACATTTGCACCATCATTACGCGATCAATGCTGGTCGGAAAATAGATGCCCATATTATAACGCACGCAATGAAGCAATGCTATCTCAGTTTGCTGTTCTTAATTACAAGATGTTTCTTTCACTTCCTGGTCATATTAAACGTAAAAACTTTCTTGTCTGTGATGAAGCCTCTGAATTAGAGGATGAACTCATTCGTCAGTTTTCGGCTGAAATTAACTATGATCGACTAAATCAATATAATATACCGCATGAGGTTCTTGTAACAGATAATAGAGATCGTGCATTGATATGGATTAGTAATCTTCTCGAACCTGTTATGGAGGAGATTAATAAATTTGCAAGCAAGACTAATACGAAGAAGCAAAACTTACTCTCGCAGACAGAAAAGATAAAGTATCAATTTCTTAAAAACTTACATAGGTCCTTAACTATAATTAATACACACTGGAACGAATGCGAATATATAATTGATGTTGATGCGAAGCGCGTTCAATTAACGCCACTAAGAGCGAATACTTTGTCAAAGTATATTTTTGATTACGGTGAAAAGATTGTACTAATGTCAGCTACGATTATTGATCATAAGCATTTTGCTAAATCTCTCGGTATTACCGATTACGAGTATGTAGAAGTTGACAGTAGCTTTGATGCTAGTAAGTCACCGATTTTTATTTCTGCAAAATATAAATTAAATTACAAAAACTTACAGCATTCTCTCCCGGGTATATGCGAGCAAATTAAGCTTATTACGACTCACCATAAGAATGATAAGGGAATTATTCATACTCATTCAAACGACATTACCGGTTTTGTTAAGGACAGACTTGGCAATGATCGGTATTTGTACAGAGAAACAAATACAACCAATGAAGATATATTAAAAATGCATAGCAATAGTACTGACCCAACAGTACTTGTATCGCCGTCACTAGTATACGGAATTGATCTTAAGGATGATTTGGCTAGGTTTCAAATTATAGTAAAATTACCTTTTCTGTCACTCGCATCAAAACGCGTTAAAAAACTATTTGAACTTGATAGTGAATGGTATGAAAATAAGATGCTTAATGCTATCGTTCAGGCTTCAGGGCGCGGTACGCGTAATAAAGATGACTATTGCTCAACTTATGTTCTTGATGGTAATTTTATTAATGTTGTAAAGAGAACTAAAAACAAACTACCGAAACATTTTATCGAACGCATTCATTAATTAAATAATTAATAGGTATCTATTAATGAAAAATCAAACGTTTCACTTTGAAGTAAAGGATCTTATTACACAGTTTGTAGCTGCGTTTGATGACATTATTATTAATAGATACGATAATAATCGTGTTATTCAAAATAAAATTCAGGTTAGATATGTTTATTCGCCTAAACAAAGAGTATTATATGATCTTGTTAATCTTGCTCAAAATATAACTGTACCTGTTGTTTCGGTTAGTATTAGTAACGTTAGTAGAGACGAGAGTCGCGTTTTTAATAAAATAAACGGTTATTATGTATCAAAAGGAACAGATGACGTTTCTGCTAAAACAAAATCTCTACACTATGGTAGCCCTGTACCCATTAATATTACTGTCAATATGTCCATAATGACAAAGTATCAATCCGATATGGATCAGATATTATCAAATTTTATACCGTACAATAATCCTTATATTATATTATCTTGGAAGCTTCCGGAGGACTTATCATCAACGGGTTTCGCTATACCGCAAGAAATTCGAAGTGAAGTACTTTGGAACGGTTCAGTTAATTTAACGTACCCGACAGATATTGCAGCGTCAGACAAATATAAGATAATCGGCGACACATCTTTCACTGTAAAGGGCTGGTTATTTCCTGCACAAAAAGACCCGGTTGGAAATATCTTCTATATTAAGGAAAACTTTAATACCGCAAAACTTATTACTTCTGTAAGTGAACTCACAGCTACTACCTTTACCTACCCTGTGAGCACAGGTCTTATTACAGAAATTGAATCATTATCTGCAAATGCTTACCCGCAGGTTACGAACAAGATTACGTATACAACGTCAGATGCGAATGTAAATTCATATTTGTAATGGTATTTCACTAAATAATTGCTAAGTAATTGTGTTGAAATATGGTTGATTCAAACAGAGAAAGCACTTTTGGACGGGAGCTCATGAAATATGTTTCATCTAAGCTACCCTATCAGTCATATGACGCAAACGAAAAAATTAAGTCACTCAACCCTAAGTATGAGCTTTTCTTCGGTAAGGGTACAGATAGAATTGGAGCGCTGACGCGTCAATCAGTTTCATCGTCCATCTCTTTTACCGACGATCAATACGCAAACATCCTACAGAATAAGGATTATCACGATTTCATGTACGCGAATATTCAGCCTGACAAGGGCCGGAGACTCATGGATTACCGTGTAATGGCTGCTTATTCAGAAGTTGCCGACGCGCTTGACGAAATATGCGACGAATTTATTAATAAAGATGAGAACGGAGATATTGTAAAGCTCGGGTTCGTTGATTCTGGCTTATCTGAAACACAAAAAAGTAAAGTCAAGAGAGAGTTTCAAAAGTATATTCATTACTTTGATCTTGAAAATAAAGGGTGGGAGTATGTAAGACAGCTTCTCGTCGATGCTGAAGTATACTGGGAACACATTATACATAAGAAACATCCTCAAGAAGGTATTCTTGGAGTTATAACGATTCCCTCAGACGTTATTGATCCTGTATTTGAAAATGTCCAGAACATGGTCGTAAAGGGATACCTCTTACGCAAGCCAATTTATGATGCTAAGAATCCAGGAAAAGTTTCTAAGACAGAGCTTATTCCAATGGATGTAAATCAAATTACATACATTAATTCAGGCATCTGGAATGAAAATAAAAATTTACGGCTCCCGTTTATTGAGAATGCACGCCGTGCCTATCGTCAATTGAGTCTAATTGAAGACGCTATTGTAATCTATCGTCTTGTAAGAGCACCTGAACGTCTTGTTTTTAATGTTGATGTTGGTAATATGGCACCACCAAAAGCAGAAGCGTATTTAAGAAAGCTTATGACTTCATATTGGTCAAAGCGTACCTATGACGCAGACCAGGCAGCAACTGTACAAAAATTTAACCCTCAATCTATGCTTGATAGCTTCTGGTTTGCAAAGCGTGCAGGATCAGAGGGTACATCTGTTACTCAGTTAGCAGGTGGAGCAAATTTAGGAGAGCTAACAGACTTAATGTACTTTGTTAAGAAGCTTTATAAGTCTCTCAAGGTACCAGCTTCGCGCCTTAATCCCGATGACCCGTATAAGGATGGAGCAGATATCTTACGTGAAGAGCTTAAATTTGCACGCTTTGTCGTCCGTCAGCAACAACGTTTTGCAACTGGTCTTAAAAACGGATTCATTACACATCTTAAGCTAAAAGGTATTTTTAAAGAGATGGGTCTTAAGGACTCTCACCTTACACTCACGTTTAACGTACCAACTAATTTTTATGAATTAAGAGAAAATCAAAAATTTCAACTTAAGGTAGAGAATTTTAATTCTATTACTACAAGTGATTTTGTATCCAAAACTTACGCACAAAAACGTTATCTCGGATGGACAGATTCCGATGTTATGGCTAATAGAGAGTTTTTACGCAAGGATAGAGAGCTTATGTGGGAGCTTGATCAAATTACAAATACCGGCCCTGATTGGAGAGAGGCAGGAGCTGTAGCAGGTTCTGCTCCAGAGGCCGGAGGTGGTGGCGGTGCACCCGCGGGATCACCTCCAGCATTTGGACCTGGACCGACGGGTGGAGAAGAAGCACCACCGGAAGCCACATCACCAGAGGCGGGAGGAGCAGCTGCAGGAGCAGCAGCACCAGCTGCTGAGGCACCACCTGCTTAATAAATACATGTATGGATTGCTCCGCCATTACACCCGTTTCAGCTTTTCAGAGTTCAAACTTAGCTAGTAAAATAGATTCCTTTGGTCGGTTAGGTGATCGTATTTCACGCTCTCTTGGAGCGCCAATGATTAATGTTGAAATACATCATGATCAATTATTTGAAAATATTTCTCAAGCCTGTGAATTATATACAAAGTTTGCTGGTTATACAGAAGAATATCTTGTATTTGATTCCAATCTCTATAAAGATGGTGTAGGTATAAAGCTTGATGATTTGTTTAGCATTACACCTTATTTTAAGCGCCTTGATAAACCTACAACAACAGTTTATGTAGCAATCAATGCTATACCAGGTTATCAGTTTAGTACATCGACAACACTGTCTAGCATTTATGCTGATGGTATTTTTAAGAATCAAATTCTTACAACTACCGATTATTTGAGTGTGATGAATTTTAATAGTACGTTACTCGTTAATTTTCAACCTTCATCTAATAGCCAGGGACAATATGTGAATAGCTTTGACTACGATACTATGGAGTATCGTAAGGTAATTGATATATTTGATTTTGAGGAAGGTTCATCAACAGGCGTCAATACGTTATTCACAATTGAACAGACTCTCGCACAACAAACATATTTCAGTTACGCGATGGGTAACTATGGGTTTGATCTCATTAGCTGGTACACATTAAAAAATTGGTTAGAGGTTAGAGAAAAGCTTCTTGCAACAAGACGTCACTTTACGTTTGATCCCCGTACCCAGCTTCTTGTATTTTACCCACCACCTCGTACCCCGGGCTCAGGTAGCAGATTTTACGGTACTATTGCTTGCTATGTTGAGAGACCTCTTCGTGATGTTATTAAGGAGCCTTGGGTATATCAATATGCATTAGCTCTTAGTAAGATTACACTCGGTAATGTGAGAGGTAAATATAGTGGTACAGCTTTATTCGGTGGTGGTTCAATTAATTTCAATGATATCCTTTCGCAAGGACTTGAAGAAAAGAAAGCACTTGAAGAGAAGCTATACACCGGTGCACCAGGTCTCGGCGACGTTGCACCTCCGATGTTCTTCGTAGGCTAATATGATACCGCTCAACGGTAAAGGTAAATTCAAGCAAGGTCTTTTCAAGCCTAAGAATAGAGGAAAATATATTGGTAAAGAAGATCCTGTATATCGTTCTGGCTGGGAGTTAAAATTTTTTCGTTGGGCTGATGATAATCCTAATGTTGTTGAATGGGCATCAGAGGCAGTTATTATACCTTACGTTAGTCCTTTGGATCAAAGAGTACATAGGTATTATACAGATGGTATTGTTGCTATAAAAGAAGGTAATTTTATAAAAAAATATATTATCGAAATAAAGCCAAAATCACAAACGGTATTACCAACTAGGGGTAGAAAACGAATGGCGACAATGGTTTACGAAACCGCGCGCTTTGCACAAAATCAAGCAAAGTGGGATGCTGCTAAGAAATGGTGCGATAAACATGGTTATAGCTTTTTAATCTTAACGGAAAAGGAACTGGGTATAGATAAATAAGTACTCAGACAATAAATATTTTTATGTCACTACGTCTACTAGTCGAAGCACCTGCCTCTGAAGAGCAATTCGAATACATCGAAGAGCAAAAAAATATCAAAGGCCAATCTGTAATGAAGATTAAAGGTCCTTATATGGCTTGTGAAGAAGTTAATAAGAATAAGAGAATCTATACAGAATCAGACATGGAGCGTGAAGTTGATCGTTACGTTCAAGAGATGGTTATTCCGAAGCGTGCTCTCGGTGAATTAAATCACCCCGCTTCAGCTGAAGTGGATCTCGAGAGAGCCTGTCATATGGTTACTTCCCTTCGTAAGGATGGTAATATTATTTTTGGTGAATCTGTTGTTCTTTCAACTCCAGTCGGTCAAATAGTTCGTTCACTTATTAATGACGGTGTTAAGGTTGGTATGTCAAGTCGTGCCCTCGGACAATTAGAGGAGCAGTCTGATGGGATTAACCGTGTTAATGAAATGCGTCTTATTGCTGTTGACTGTGTAGCAGATCCAAGTTGCCCTAAGGCATTCGTAAATGGTATTCTTGAATCAAAGCAATTTGTACTCGGTATGGATGGTAAGCTTGAAGAGTATTATGATAAGCTTGAGAGTAATTTAAAGAGTCTGCCTAAGAGAGATGTTGAATCATTTCTTAAAGAGCAGATTATTTCTTTCTTCACATTTCTTAAGGCATGAAAAAGATAAACGAATTAGCACTGCCTACACTCGGTACAACAGGTACTACGGGTACAGTTGGTACGAATCCAGCTACAGCTGGTTCACCTGCAGTTATTAGTAATGCTATAGCAACATTAAGCAAAGCCATCGTCGCTGCCGGTAATACAGTTGATCCAACTGTTAAGCAAACACTTGCGAATTTACAAAAAGCATATGCTGTGGCATCTCAAAAAGCGCTTAAGCAAGCACAGGATGCTGCGAAACAAGCACAACAAGCTGCAGCTACTACTATACAGCCCAAGCCTCCTGGTCAAGCAGACGAGGAAATTGAAGACAGAAGTATAAATAATTCTATGGCAAAAAAGAAACTCAGTCCAGCACAGAAAAAGGTACAACAGAAACTTGCTGCAAAAGCAGCTCCTACTAATAAAGTAACGAAAGCAGATTTCGAGGCTCTTAAGAAAGAAAGTACTGACTTTGACATTAACAATTTTTTAAAGGCAATTTCACAGAAAAATTATGCCCAGGCAGATAAATACTTACAGAGCGCAGTTGACTCAAGGCTTAAGGCTTCAATCAATAAAGCGGTCGAAAATTCAAAATAATTTATGCAAAAAAATATCTCTGAACTTCTTAAGGCCGCAACTAAAGATATCCTCACAGAGGACGTTCTTAAGGAAATTGAATCAGCTTTCGAATCATCCGTTGAGGACAAGGTTAAGCTTCACGTTGAAAAGGCTCTTAATGAGCAAGACGAAGATTATGCTAATAAGCTCGAGACTCTTTTAGAAGCTATCGATGCTGATCATACAGCTAAGCTTAATAAGGTCGTATCAGCTCTTGATGCAGATCGTGCAAAGAAGCTTAAGAAGATTGTAGAGAAGTATGAGACAGCTCTTACAACAGAAGCTGCAGATTTTAAAGGTACAATGATCGATCAGGTCAGCAATTACCTTGAACTTTATCTTGATGAAAAGCTCCCAACGAGCTCAATTCAAGAGGCAGTCAACAACAAGCGCGCTAATGCCGTATTAAACGACATTCGCAACATGCTTTCCGTTGACATGGCTCTCGCCCAAGAGAGCATTCGTGAAGCCGTCGTTGACGGTAAAACAAGAATTGATGAAGCTGGTAAACAGCTTGAAGCTGCTAATAAGCAGATTGCTACATTAACCGAGCAATATAATATCGTTAATGCAAACTTATTGCTTGAGAAGAAAGTTTCTTCTCTCGATGAGGCTAAGAAGAAGTATATGAAAAAGATGCTTGGTTCTAAGTCCGCTAAGTTCATTGCAGAAAACTTTGATTACACACTCGGTCTTTATGAGAAATCTGAAGAAGAGCGGCTCAACAATCTTGTATCAGAAGCGTCCGCCGACACAGTTGCTTCAACTGTAGATCGTCCGGTCATTGAGGAGTCAGTTGAGACTCCTCAGACAAGTGAAGATAGTTCATTCAATCTTTACATGTCCGAGCTTCATAAGTACTAAGTTTTTTCTTCTAAGAAATAGAAGATTTATTGTTGAGGGGTTTCCCCTGAATAGATAATAAGGTCGACAAATAGAAAGAAATTTTAAACTATGTCAAAACAAATCCGTCCCTCACAGTCCTACATCGACGAGAGAAGCGCTAAGACATTGCTTGAGAAGTGGAGTCCAGTATTGGATTACACATCCAACAACGTTGCAGCGATCGAAGACGATCACACCCGCCTCAATACTGCCATTCTTCTTGAGAACCAAGAGAAGTGGTGCTTTGAAGCCAGCAATGCTGGTGGCGGTACAGGTGGCGTTTTCTCGAATAGCACAATCAATGCGGGTACCTACGGCAATCAGTTCCCATCACAGAACGATGCCGCATACGCCCAAAACGATTCGCGCCTTCCGAAGATCCTCATTCCGATGATTAGACGTACATTCCCTGAGCTTATCACTAACGAAATCGTTGGTGTTCAGCCTATGAGTGGCCCAGTCGGTCTTGCTTTTGCACTCCGTTATAAGTACGAAGGTCAAAACCTTGGTTACGCAAGCGCGTCCACAGGCCTTGATGCATCGGGTAATTCCCAATACAACACAGGCAACAACTCGCTCTCAGGTAACCCAGAGCTTGGCTATCAGTACCTCAACACAGCCTTCACCGGTGCTAGCAGTCTTGCTCTCTCCGGTAACAGCTATTTCACAATGCTTCCACAGGACACAGGTGTTGCCGCTCTTCTCAGCCAGTTTGAGCTCAGCAGTAACATTCCTCAGATCGTGGTTAGCTTTGAAAAGACAGCAGTTGAAGCCGGCACCCGCCGTCTTGCAGCTC